TAGATGAGTACAAAGGAACCTGTAAAATCCTTCATGAAACTGGTGCTAATAATCCTACTATATATTATAACAATTGCCTTGAGCTTGAAAGGTCTACTATGGGTTGTAGAAGTAGTCTTCCGATGAACTACACTGGAGATTATAATAAGGATTGTGTCAATACTGGAAACTTTATGTACAATACTATTAACTTGCCATTGTTGGCTTTGGAGAATCCTGACATTGATGATTTCTTTAGGAAACTTGATGAAGTGTGTGAAATCTGTTACAAGTCCTTGATACATCGTAGGGAAACTGTTATTGATATGGTTTATAATAAGCACATAAGTGATTTCCTTTTGCAAGAGGATAAGGATACTGGTGAGCCACTTTGGGATATAGATAGAACTACTATTACTTTGGGTTATTGTGGTTTGAATGAATGTTTGATGGAACTGTATGGTTATGATATTTGTCATGAGGAGATAATGGAGTGTGGTGTGGATATTATTGAATTCATCAACAAGAAGAAACAGGAATTCTATGAGCGTGATGGTTTAAGATGGTCTGTCATTGCTTCACCTGCAGAGTCCACATCCTTTAGGTTTGCTAAAATCAATAAGAAGAAATATCCACAAGCACACGTGCAAGGCAAAGGAGAAAACATCTACCTAACCAACAGTCATCACATACCAGTAAGTCATAATGCTCATTGGATGCGACATATTGAGAATGCTGGAAGATTCCACCACTTGTCTTTAGGTGGAGACATCTTGCATATTTGGAGTGGTGAAGTATGGTCTGACCCTGAAGCAATATGGAAACTAAACAAGCGTATATTAGAGATTGGTAATCCAGTATTCTGGGCATACTCTAAGGTCTTTACTTTCTGTAGAGAGTGTTCATTTACAATTAATGATAAGCTTGAAGTATGCCCAATATGTGGTTCAACTAATTTACGGATTTATGATCGTATCACTGGTTATTATCTTGGTGTGGATACTTTTAATGATGGTAAGCACCAGGAATTTGAAGATAGGTACAGACATAAGGTGAGTGAGGAAGTATGATTGAACTTGTTTTACTTGTTTTGGGTTTCATTAACCTATTCTTATTGTTAGGTTTGGGTAATGAGGTACTTGATATTCGTGATTATATTTTTTATAAGGAAGTGATGAAAGATGAGGGTGATTAAATGTTTAAATTAGACATAGTGCCAACAAAAACATTCCACACAAAATATGGAAAAACTAAATTAAATAGGAATGGTTATTCCGAGATTTCTACTAGGAAAGAGGGAAATAATGGTAAAATGTGGCATAGGCTTATTTGGGAAGAGTTTTATGGACCATTACCAAAAGATACTCACATTCACCATATTGATGGAAATCCTAATAATAATTGTATTTGGAATTTAGAACCTATGTCTGCTTCAGAACATTTGAAAATGCACAATAGCGGCAATATAAGGAGAAGACAAAATAATACAGGATATTATAGAGTTTCCAAATGTCTTAATGGCCATTGTAACCAAGGATTTATTTATTCTTACCAATATTTTGAAGATGGGAAAAGGAAAGCCATTCGTAGAATAAATTTAAATGATTTAGAAGATGCTGTTAAGGAGAAAGGTCTTTTATGGTCAAAATTAGAGGATATGGGGTGATTTTATTAAAGTAATTTACGAGACAACTGAGGATTGTAATCATTGCCCACATAATAAGGGTAAGGTTTGTATGAAGTTGCAGAAATACTTGTTTGATATTTGTTTTGAACGTGATTGTCCTTTGCCATCATTGTCTGATGTTGAGCAGTTTACTCGGTATGTTACTCCTGATTTGGAATTGGATTGTCATGGTAATTGTATGAATTGGGAGCGTTGGGATTACAACAAGCACATCAATACTGACATTGGTATTTGCCGTGCTTGTGCTGTGTTGAAGTTTTGTCATGCGAATGGTAAGGCTTGCGAGGAGTTTGATGAACTATGACTGATAAGTTTGTTGTAGGTTCTAATGAGATTGGTGAGATTATTGTAACTGATGTTGAAACTGATAGGGTTTATCGTTATAATGACATTTCTAAATTTTTCGGTTTAATAAGATTGTTGAATGAGCAACAATCCACTATTAACAAGTTGAAAAGCGACATTGAAGAAACAGAAATCAGTATAAAACTGTTTGAAGATGATATTGCAACAAAAGACAAGAAGATTGAAGAGCAACAAGCCACCATACAACAATTACAAGCACAATTACGAGAAAAAGAACAAGACGAAAAATTATACGCCAATGAAATATTGGAACTACGAGAAACCAACAAGGAATTTATACAATTCAAGAGTTTAGGAGGCGACTATTAAGATGAACGAAGAACTAAAAGAAATCAAGGATATTGTGAATGATCTGTTATGTTTAACCATTCGTTTGGAAGATTACGAGACTGGTTGTGGTGTCGACTACAGTGATGTCATAACCGACCTTAAATGGAACCGTATGACACTTGAGAACAGGTTAAAGAGTTTGAAAGGAGCGTGATTACTGACAACTTTAAAGCTTTAATATTAGGGATAATTGGAGTATTGCTCCTTTTATCAGTCTGTATTGGTGTTGATTATGCAGATGAGCCAATAACCGTGGAGGCGGAACCGATGAACACGTCCAATTGTACTGTTGTTGATGGTGTGCATTATGATAATAGGATTATTAACGGTACTGGTGTGGCTAAACTTCATAGGATTGTAACTGAGAAACCTAAGTATCCGTTAATCAGTATGTGGGCTAAACCATCAGTACGGTCAAGTTACAGTTACCGATGGTACAAGAAGACTTTCATTGACTACTGCCCACACTGCCACCATTACGGCGTACTCTTGAAGAACCCAAAGGGCGTTCCAGAAAAAGAATACACTTGCAGACGTTGTGGAGCTGATTACTGTGCCGTAACAGGCAAAGAAAAATATTCATTTAGTAAGTATTATCTTACAAAAGCCTAATCTAATTAGAGGTGCAAAATGAGTAAAAACAAATCAGAATTTGGAAGTTATAATATTACAGAAGACAACTATTGTCAAATCACAAGTAGGAAAGAAGGGAATAAAGGTAAACTTCTGCATAGATTAGTTATGGAAAAACATCTCGGCAGAAAGCTCAAAATGGAAGAAGAAATCCATCATTTGAATGGAGATAGATTAGATAATCGTATTGAAAATCTTGTCCTTTGTAAAAACCATAAAGAGCATATAACCAAATATCACCCACATTGTTCCGAAGAAAGAAAGAGAAAGATAAGTGATTCAAGAATAGGTGAAAAACATTGGAATTATGGTAAACCTATGTGTGATGAAACAAAACAGAAGATGAAAAACACTTATGCTAAAAAGAATAAATGCGGATTCCCTAATTTAATCGTAACTTCTTGTAAAGGTTGTGTTCGTGGATTCACTTTCAAATATCGTTATTATGATGACAATGGTGTAAGGAAAGGAATAACCCATTCCAAATTGGAAGATATGATCCAAGCTATAATCGACAGAGGACAATTCCCATTTATTTCCGATGGTGAAAAGTTTAGTAGGGTTGTGGCATTGGATAAAGGACTGATTACTTTTGAAGATTTTAAAAATAATACATAAGGAGACCATAATGATGATGACTTGTTGGGATTGCGAACTATTAAACCAATGCCCCAAGGGAATACTATTCCAGGGCGATGTATTAACCAAGGATGTTAGCAAAGAATGCGACAGATTCATAAAAGGAGAACTTGATGAATGATGGGAATACTATTATTAACAGGAGTGTTATTATTAATGCTCCTGTACCTACTAGAATACTATTTAGATAATTAATCAGAGGTACTATTAAATGAAGAAGTACAAGTTAAGGTGTAGTTATTGTGGAGCCACTATCCAAAAATATGAATGGCTACTAAAACTACACTACATTTTTTTTAAATCATATACACTAAACTGCCCAATCTGCCACAAAAAGAGCAGATGGATAAACCAGTTCATCTTGAAACATGATCAAGACAAAAACGAAAGAATATTCAACAAATCCAAATTGTTTGATGACCGATTATGAAAGCCGAAAGATTCAAAAAACGAATGGAAGATAAGATGATAAAGAAAAACGAATATGCACTTAGCAGTAATGAAACCATAAACCTAATACCCATAGGAGACTTCCACATAGGCAGCAGTCAATTCAATTATGAATTCTTTGAACATATGCTCAAACAAATCAAGAAGCTCAAGAATAGGAGAATATATTTGATGGGAGACTTATTAGAGTCTGCGAGTAAGCACGTAGGAAATTCATCATTCCATACTCATATGTCATTGGAAGAGCAGAAGAGTTACTTATTGGAAGCATTGGAACCATTCACTGATGATATTATAGGAGTATGTGTAGGCAACCACGAAGCAAGACTAATCAAGGAATTTGATTTCAATGTAGTCGCTGATATTGCAAGGGAATTAGGTTGCAAATGGTACAATCAGAATATTGACACATTTAAAGTGAACGAGTACACCATTGATGTATTCACAAGGCACGGAAAGGGAACTTCAGGACAAAGGCACTTAAGCATGGGAAAATTAGAAAGAAGCACTAACAGTATTCAAGCTGATTTCTACTTTGAAGGCCACAACCACCGAACACTATTCTGGAACAAGCTTTACACCGACAAGACAGGATTACACCGAAAATACTATGGTTATACTGGAGCATTCCTAAACTACGATGGCTATGCTGACAGTATGTATCTAGACATCGAACCGCCATCATATCAGACTGTTAGCATTAATATGAACCGCAAAGTCAAAGTGAACCAGCATTACTGCGATGAAGAAAGACCAGACATAAAATTCAGGTGATAAAATTATGAAACTCTTAAACTACTGCCACCTATACATACTACTGAAAAAGAAACAAACATTACTACGATTACTATGGGTTTATGATATGCAAAACATAGATCTACAGACAGAATTACTAAAAGTCCATTATGAACTAAAAGAGTGTGAAGATGAAATTAAACTACACCTTACTATTAACTGACATAAGCAAGAAACAAGGATTAGGCATACCCTGGACTGAAATGCCCTTGATAATTCATACAGATTTAACCACTTATACGATGGCCTATATCACCTACGAAGACGAAGAATATCTCTCAATCGTTGTACCAAATGAGGAAGGAGCAGAATACGCAAAAATCCTAAACAAAAACACTATCATCGCAATAGATGTGATATACGCCCAAATGCTAGAAACACCAACACCATTCAAGGAGGATGGAATGTATGGATAGGACAGTCGAATTCTTATTAAAAAAATATGAGACCAAACAACCAGGCGAAATATGGAAACTTGAAACCGAATACGAAAACCTAAAACAGTACCAATACAAACAAAGACTATTTTATTTAGACACCATAATCAACGAAAGAACCACCAAAAGCAGAGGAACATTCCAACTACCCAAAGCTCAAAAAGACAGAGCAAGACATATCATAAAAAACTTTGACTTCAGTGGAAGAACCAGTGAAGAAGATTACATAGTGATGATACTCGTATATGTCAAGATGGAATTTAACCCAAACCGAGAACTACGAGATTACCAACCAATACTAAATGACTATGGCATAGGCATAGCAACATTCGTAAAATTCCTGGTAAGGTTAAACAAGTTCCATATAAGCAATTAGGGTGGAAAATACTATATGTAATATATGTAAGAAGAACTAATTTTAAATTTTATATTTTATTTTGATTAATATGGATGAAACAAAGAACTGGAAAACAGTAACAGTAGATGAAAACGGCGAACCCATACTCAAATATGATGCACACCATGATGAAACCGTCAACATCAGGACTGGAGAAGTCATCCAAGGACATTGATTAACGATGACTGAGCATACTTGCATACAAGAACCAACCATTACACAATTAAAAGTCCATCAGGACTATGAGACACAAAGGATTGATGAATTGAGAGATAAGATAGATAAGATGGATAAGAAACTAGATAAGGTATTGGAAGGGTTCAACGAGTTAAAGCTCCAGTCAAACAAGGATGACAACCAACTTGAATTAAGACTCAAGGCGATAGAGACTGAACTCGAACTACAAAAACAAGTAAGCATAGAAAACCATAACAGAGTCAGCCAATTACTAGCACTAGTCGGAGTCGGACTAACAATCATAACCATACTAATCAATGTTTATTTCAAAATGATTTAAATGTCTCACTATTTAAGAGGAGGTGCGACACATTGCCACCTAAGAAGTTTAATGAGGAAACTTGCCAATGCTTAGTGGAGAATTACAGTAAAGGTTTGCCCTTGAAATATTGTGCAGACATTGCAGGTATTGATAGGCGTACTGTTTATCGTTGGATGGAGAAAGGCAAGAATAGTAAGCGTGGCAAGTACAATGATTTTTATAAGGATATGCAGAGAGCCAAGTCCAAGTTTATAGCGAAGAACTTACACGATATACAGGATAATAAGTCTTGGATGGCTAAGCAGTATCTTTTACAGGTTACTGATCCTGAACAGTTTGTTGTGGCAGAAAAACAACAAATCGAAGCAGAAACCAAACAAACCATTGAGGCTAATGTTGATATGACAGACCCACGTATCCAAGAGTCAGACCTTGCAATGCTAAAGGAATTGATAGGCGATAAAGATGCCGATAACAGCAGAGGAGATAAGCCAACTACCGAGTAAACCTCGTGGTATTGGTGAATGGTCAATACTCATTAACAATGGTTATTGGAGACCACGAAACTTCGATGTACTCATCATTGAATTACTGGGTTATGCCTTGCAAGGCAAGGTCAGTAAGATATTACTTGGAGTACCTAGCCGTCATGGTAAATCCACATTGATAAGTAAGAACTTCGCTTCATATTTCCTAGCCCATTATCCCAATGATAAAGTCATACTAACAGCCTATTCACAAGGACTCGCTTCAGAGTTTGGTGGACAAGTCAAAGACGTCCTAAACTATTACGGCAACCTATCACCATACAAAGTAAGCCTAAGCACAGACTCCAAAGCTAAAAACAAGTTCAAGCTCAACCACCCATACCGTGGCCAAATGTTAGCAACTGGTGCAGGTGGATCCATACTTGGGTTTGGTGCGGGATTGTTTATTGTTGATGACCCTATTAAGAATATTGCAGATGCAGAAAGTAAAGTGAAACAACAGAGACTTAGTGATTGGTTTGAGGCAACAGCGAAGACAAGACTCGAGAAGCGAAGCAATGGATTACCACCGATAATGTTGGTGATTGCTCAAAGATTACATTTACATGATTTACATGGTATCATACGAGAATCCGAGCCTACAATCGATGCACATGAGGGTATGCAGATACTCCGTGATGGCGGTACTATTGACCCTAATGTTTGGCTTGACCTTAATATTCCTGCTATCTGTGATTCCCCTAACGATTTACTACATCGTGAGATAGGTGAGGTGTTATGGGAAGAGCAACGAAGTTATGATTGGTTGATGGCAGAGAAACAATCAATGGGTTCATATTTGTTTAATGCTATTTACCAAGGCCAACCAATAGAACGTGATGGTAACATCTTCAAAAGGTCTTGGTTTATGGATGAGACCACCAATCGCATTTATAACTTGATTGACCGTAAAGACTTGCCTAATGATTTGCCAATGATGAGGTATTGGGATTTCGCTGCAAGTGGTAAAGAAGGAGATGGAACCAGTGGTTTATTAACTGGTTATGATGGCGAGAACCTTTACTTCATTGACCTTATCGCTGGTAAATTCTCATCAAGTGAAACCTTGAAAGTGTTTAAACGTACTGCCAAACGAGATGGTAAATCAGTCTTGATTAAGATAGAACAGGAACCAGGAGCAGGCAGTAAATTATTGATTAATGCTTTCCGAAGAGACAAAGAATTAAAAAGATACCACATCCGCTCCGATAAGGTAAGAATGGCAAAGAACATAAGAAGCTTCGACCTTGAAGCATTATCCGAAGATGGGAAAGTTTATTTCGTTAAGGCAGATTGGAACCATAAGTTGATTGACCAGTTAGTAAGTTTTACTGGTGCAGATGGTGGAGAGGACGACATAGTAGATACAGCAACAGGTTCAGCAAAGCACTGGTTGCGACCAAGAAGAAAAATAAACGTATAGTGATTGATTATGACAAGACATTCAGATTCATTTATAGTTACAGTTAAAGATGATAATTATCAATTGATTGACCAGTTGGAGTTGAACAAGTTTGCACTTAAGGCTCAAGTGGATAGAGATGGGAGCAAATACACTCCAAGTGAGGAATTGTTGAAGGGTAATAATATATTAGACCCTAAATACAATCCATACTATTTGGTACAATTGTTAGACTTATATACCTACCACGCCTCATGCGTTGAGGCTGTAGCGGTGGATTCCACTGGTATCAGTTACAGTTTGAAACCAGTTGAAGGAGTGGAACCAGTAGATGCTGAAAAGGCAAGACTCGAAGAAGTGCTTAACAATTCCACTCCATCTATTAATACTCAATTGCAAAGAATGGTATATGACCGCCGTGCAATCGGTTATGGTGCAATTGAAATCATAAGAGACACCACTTCCAAGTCTGACATCAAAAGATTGAAACATATACCAGCACATACACTCCGTAGGCATACTGACCAAAAGCGTGTAGTCCATATAAACAGTATGGGCAAAAAGGTATGGTTCGTAATCTATGGCAAAAACTACAACGATGATGGAGAACTATGCGACATTGATGCTGACACTGGAGAATTCAAACCATACAATTCACTTGCACCACATCAAAGAGCAAATGAAATCCTTTGGAGTCAAGAATATGCACCTGGTACTAATTACTATGGAAGACCACCTATTATATCCTGTCTTGGCAGTATTAAGGGAGACATAAGTGCAGTCCGATACAATTATAGTTTCTTTGAGAATTATGGAATGCCAAAATTCGCAGTAACCGTAACTGGAGACTTCGCAGATTACGATGTAGATCCAACCGATGAAGATTATGATGTAACCCAAACATTAAGGTATCGTATTAGTCAACAGATAAGGGAAGTCATCAAGAACCCACATTCAGCTATTTGTATAACTATACCATCAGAGGGTGAGGAGGGTAATGTTGACTTGAAGATTACTCCATTAAGTGTTCAGACTGAGGAGGGTCATTTCCGTATGTACCGTAAGGATACAAGGGATGAAGTAATCCACAGTCATCATGTTGACCCTAGCCGTCTTGGTATTTATGACGCTGGTTCATTGAATGGTACTAACAGTGATAACACTATGGCCAGTTATAAGTATGGTACTGTTGCTCCGATTAAGGCGGAATGTGAAGCTTTGATTAACTTGATTGCTAAAGAGTTAGAAGTGAATACTTGGAGGTTCTGCATTGAGGATGTTGCACCGATTGATTATAATAAGGACCTTGCATTGGCTGATTTCTTGTTCGCTCGTGGTGCTATGACCATTAAAGACCTCATCGATAACTTCGGTAATAAGTTCGGTTTAGACATTGAAGGAGAAGAGGAAGATTATTACTTGAATGCTCGTTACTTGAATAATGTACCATTGGAGCAAGTGTGGAACCAGACCGAAGATAATCCATACTTGGAAGTTGATAGTATTCTCGCTAACTTGGAAGAGTCTGTAAGAGGAGGCGATAGTGTTGCCGAAGAGACAGATATTAGCGAGCAAGATTAGTAATGCTCGTAGCCGAAACAATGAAAGACAATTGGAACGAGAATTACAACAATTCTTCGATAGGTTAGGCAAACAAGTACAATCCAATCTTGAAGAGTATTGGTCTGACCATTTACTCCAAGGCCAAGTGGATTTGATAACCAAACCGATTAGTGAAGCTCAAGCTGAATACTATCTAATACTCCAAAAGTATGACAAAAGGGAATACCAGTTAGGCATTCGTGAAGCGGAAAGACTTGTGAAGTTATCCAAGAAACCAATAGCAAGTAAAGCCATTAAACCAAGGTTAAGAAAGACAAGAGACCTATTTGCGACTTTGAGAGGAGCCGAAGAAGACCTATTAGAGAGAGTGTTTATTGCCAGTCAAGCCACCATTGCAAGAGTAGATACATCAATAAAACTGTTATTAACCGAGGGTTATCAGAGCGGTAAAGGAATCAATTATGTCGCTAACTTACTAATTAAAAGGTTTGACCAGTTGCAAACTTGGGAAGCAACAAGGATAGCACGAACCGAAATCCACAACTCTCATAACACCGCAGTAATGGACACATACCAAGAACTCGGAGTAGAATATACAATGTGGATAAGTGCAGGAGACGATGGTAGAACAAGAGACTCACACCTTGAAGTCGATGGTGAAATAATACCAATCGGCGGAACATACAGTAACGGCTTGAAATACCCTGGTGATACTGATGGACCAATCGAGGAATGGATAAACTGCCGTTGTAGTAATGCTCCATATGTAATCCCTTATGGTTACAGCGCACCACCTTTTAGTCCTTTCAGAGAAGAAGACCTAATCAAGATAAGATGATGCTTATGAAATTCATTAAAACTTTAGATGATGGCAGTATCCTATTGACTGCACCAGTCCTAATACCATATGCTAAGGATTGTGATTATGAGAACGGGGAAACACCACTCAATCCCAATCAAATATTAGCATTCAAAAACAGTTACGACAAGTATGGTTTCGTAGACCACGAACACGGCTTAACAAAGGATGGCAGAAAAATAGGCGAACCATCACAATCAATTATTTTAGATCATGATACTACCTTTACAACCATTGATGGCACATTAACCAATTACCCTAGTGGTACTTGGTTGTTAACCACTCATATTACCGATGACGAGGCTATCTCCGAGGCAATGAAGGGTTATTATACTGGCTACTCACCATCCATATTGCCACGTGCTTCAGCCGATAAATACTTGGCTGCACTTAAGGCAGGAAGAGAAGATGAGTGTGCCTGTAAAAACCAAATATCTAGTATGGGTAACAGTCTGATTAAGGATGTGCCTGACCCAGTAGTATTAAGTGTAAGCTTGACTAGGCAACCGTGCTTACACGAAAGTAAATTTTGCGAGTTAGATAACATGGAAGAAGATATTAGT